TTAGAAGATTGGGTTAAAGCAAAATTAAATCATGCTTGTGACTATGTGGCTACTGTCAGAGATTATTTGAAGTTCTATAGTGATGAAAAAGAAGCCGGCGCATCAGATGAAAAATTATGTAAAAAAAATAAATTGATTAAAGAGTTTAATAGTAGTATGGCTATGGGTGCATTAAAACAACTTAATAGTGACGCAAAAGAATTAGAAAGTATGTTGCAACCAACTACTCAATTGGATGATTGGGTAAAGGCTAAATTGAATTTGGCAGGTGAATATCTTGATGATGTATATCATCATTTGGATCATTTTGGACCGCAAGGACGTAACTTGGATGAAATTTTATATCTAACCGGAAAACACATTCCAACAGATGAACCTTTGGATGATTATCAAAGACCGGCTTTACTAAAATTGTTAGCAAAATTAAAAGGTGAATTAAAGAAAGAAAGTTATTATGATGATAAAAAATTAGCGAGAATGATGAGAGATAAGATTAAAGAAGCTGTAATGAATCCATCTTTTAAATTGAATATGATGAATTTAAAAAACTTAGATACCGATAAATTGGAGAAAATGATTCTTACTAGACAGAAAACAAAAGAAAAAAAACAACCAATCGTAATTAAACATGGATATTGGATTGATACTGATGGCAAAATTATTAAAGTAAATGATCATGAAAAATGGGCGAAAGAAAAATATCCATCCTCGTCAAATCCAAAATTAGAAGCTTTCAAAAACGGGTATGTAAGAATGGTATATGATGATACCAGAAATAAATATGATTTTCAAAATATGGAAGACGGTTCTTGGGAGCCAAGAGGAAATTCGATTTTAGGTATTCCGCCCGTAAATTCAAAAATAGAACTAGCAATCATTCAATTTATGAAAGAAAAAGATATATCAGAATCTTCGTGGAAAGGTGAGGAAGAAAGAAGTCAAGATATTGAAAGACAACGAAGTATGTCTTGGCCAACTGATACAAAAATATGGATTACTCCAAAAGGAACCGTTGAAGTTGTAAAATATCAAAAGCATGAAGATTGGATTAAACATAATGATTCATCTTTGATTGGTTATGGTCCTGATGCAACTTATCTCAATGCTATCAAAAAAGGATACATCAAAGGTTCTATTCAATATGGAATGATGAGTTTATCAAATTTAGAAAATTATAATTTTTCATTAAGAGGAGGCGAAGACACTCCTCCAGTTTCTACGAAAATAAAAGACGCTTTGGTAAAATTTATAGAAGAAAAGAATATACAAATAATTTCATCGGGAGGTGGCGGCCGGTCATTTTTTGATAAACACACACTTGAACCAACTGGATCTAAATTGCCAGATGATTTAGATGAATCAACTGAAAATCCAGTAAGTGATTTGGAAATTACAAAGAAATATATTCAATATGCAAAAAATACCATTAAGTATTTGGAAATATTGAAGGCAATAAAAGATAAATTCCGTAGAAAAGATGATATAAGTAAAGCAATAAGAATTGCTGCAGAAAACCAAAATATTGACCCAAATTATATCACATTAAGTGCAGTGAAGAGTATTTTGATAGGATTGGGTGAAAGAAACAATTTTACCAATTTGAATCCATCTGATAGAGTGATTGCAATGAAATTGCAAGGATTATCATCTGTCACATTAAGTCATAATGATGGAATTTTAATAAAAATACTTGATTTGCTTGAATCCAATCATTTGGATGAAGATTTAAAGAAAACATTAGGAGCACTTGGAGTAGCAGGTTCACTTGCACTTGGTTCTTTGGGAATTGGTCAAGGTCAAGCTGCTACACCAGCTGTGAATAAACAAGTCGCAAAAGTTCAAAAAGTCGCAAAAAACATCGATAAATCTTCATTGAGACCCGATGAAGTTAAACTTTTGGGTGGAAGACTATCTGATTATATTGGTCAGTGGGAAGGTAAACGTAAATCTGTATATTTAGACACCGAAAATAAGCCTACAATCGGTATTGGACACTATTTGACAAATACACAACAAGATCGTGACTTGTTCAAATCATTGTTTGGTAACAGCGTAAACTATGATGCTGTGTTGAAAGGTAAACAAAAGTTGACCGATGATCAAATCGAGAGACTGTTTAATGTCGATGTAAAGGTTAAAGAAAGATTGGCAAATAAGAAGATTGGTAAATTTAGTGGATTGCCTCAATACATAAAGAATGCTATAATAAATGCGTTATATAGAGGTGACTTGGGACCTGCCACAGTAACATTGATTAATAATGGTGATTGGGAAGGTGCATCTAAAGAATATTTGAATCATACAAATGCAAGAAGTGGACCTGACCAAATTAAACGTAGAATGAAGACAAATGCTTTAGCATTCAGTCATTTTGGAGAACAAAATTCTCAAAAGTAAAAGAAAACTCGGTTTGTTAATATGGAGGAATGGCCATCAATAGGAAGTGGGATGTTGGGACATATATCAATGCAAATACCGGTCTCAACAAAAGTCCCAGATTTTGATCCGGTTGCGTTAATGGTCAAAAGAAAACAACAACAAGATAATCCAGAAAATATTTCGGTTATAAACTATGACGAAAATGAAATAAATGAACTGGAATCTTTTTGTCGTAAATATGGTATTTTGGGATTCGATTGTGGTAAAATGAATCCCAAAACAGCTTTAAGAATGCTTAAAATGAGGATGGGTGTTCCTTTAGAGGATAATGTATCTGAAAACAAAATCAAAACCTTATTAAAAGGTTAAGATGTCCATTGTGCAATTGGGGTTCTTACCCATTTACTGTTAGTATATATATAAATAAAATTATTATCGAATCTTATTTCGCCTGGTTGACCAAAATTGGTAGGATTTGTAGGTGCTGAACCAGTATTATTTATATTAAAGTATATAAAAGAACCTGTTTGACCACTGAAAGAACCAGTTGCAGTATAACTCCCAGTCAAGTTTTTACTATTAATCCACACACTACCACTTTTGACCAATAAGTCGCCATAACTACTACTTGTAGTATTATCAATTACATTATGTGCTTCTCCTAATTCAATACCATTGTCGATTCTTACATAAATGGTTCCATTAGGTTCAATTTTTATTGCTTGTCCTAACTTTACTCCATATAAAGGTGCGGTAGGCGATACATTTGTATATGTTCCGCTGCTTGATAGATATAATAAATCGCCACTTGTAAAATTGGAAGTATTAACGCCTGTTAAATATCCTTCCGTTATTACATAACCAAATGCATCAATTGCAAATTGTTCGTTTGTAAATCCGAGTGTATTTGCCGAATTACTTTCATTTGTAAAATTTGCTAAACTTATTTTACCAAAATTTGAAACGTTGTCAACACCGGTAATTCTTACAACTGTTCCTTTTGGCAATATTTGACCGCTATCATTTTTAACATATACAAGTATATCTTGTGCATTTTGTGCCGATGTAGCGATTGATGCGGTTGCAGCATAACTTGATGATATTGTATAACTTGATGTAATTGAGTAACTAGAGCTTATAGAATAACTCGCAGAAGGGGCAAACGCGGAACTTAAAGAATAACTAGCAGTCAATGCGTAACTTGCTGATGGAACGGTTATACTATTAAAGAAATCTGTTAAACTTATTTGTTTACTTGTTCCTGTATAAAAATCAGACGTATCACTTACATCTATTATATAAATAATATCGTCAAATGATGCGGTGTGTAATATTGGTAAATCCGTAATTCTCATTATGTATAAATATCAAATACTAATTATAAATCGATAGCAAAACCCCATTGATCGTTAAAAATAGTGGTTCCATTCTCAAATGAAGCGGTAATCCATATATCTTTAGAAGCTTTTAATACAGTATCAGAAGCATTAAATAATTTTGGTAGGTTATAATTGCTTGCGGTATCATAAGTATAATATGGCCAATTTCTTGTGACGAAACTAGCTCTATATGGAATGTTATAATCCATATTATCTTTATACCGTTCAGATTGATGTCTACTAATTACTGTAAATTGCAAATCATCTGTATAATCGATAATGCTTTGAGTAACTACACTGCCAGATAATGTGAATATTACATTGATTTCTCTGACATAATTTTTCAAAGATGTCGGATTAAAATTGATTCTGGATGATGATTCATCTGATACAGGCGACAATCCCCCAAATTGATTTATTTGTTCAGATAACACTTCGGAACTTTCCGTTACAAAATTTCCAATTGAATTTTTATTATTTGATACATCACTTTCACCTAATTGATGAGTCAATTCAAATGATATTGACATCGAGGAATTGTTAAATACACCGCCCAATTCGTTTCCAATTGTTATATCTACATCTTGATTTACAATTTGAACAGATGATGAATCTTTGGTTATATTTGTTATTCTATTGGTATTATTTACATTTTCAATTGATGAAGAATCAGTTGTGATTGTTCCAATTGTAATATTATTATTAACATTCTCTATTGATGACAAATCAGTAGTAAGATTTCCAATAGTAATGTTATTATTAACAATTTCTATCGAAGATGAATCTATAGTAATATTACTCAATCTTTCATTAACAGTAACTTTATTTGAATATGTATCAAGTAAACTTAGATTGCTTATAGACGAAGTATTATTTACCAATTCAATTTCCACGTTATTTGTTGAAATTGAAGATAAAGTATTTTTTTCAGAAATTTTATCTACAACTACATCAAAATATTCTAATTTATTTAGATTTAAATTTGAAGAAGCTTTATCAATTTCCGATTGAAAATTCTCAACTTTTAATGTTATTTGTTCTTGACCCAAATCAACAACATAATCATTCAATTCTATATTTTTTAATGAATCTGTATTAACACCATTATCAATTTCTGATATAAATGTATCTATATTTTTTAAAGATGGTTTATTATCTGATATGTCCAAAGGTAACGATAACAATTCGACATCTTTTAGTACACCAATATTTACGCCTTTATCTATTTCAGTTGAAAATATATCAACTGTTTTTAAAGACGAACTAACTGTAGTTTTGTTAATTTCGGTTAAATATTCATCTACAGATTTTAATGTTTGATTGTTTAGAGATTTATCAATTTCCGTTTCAAACTGAGTTAATTCTGATAATCTTTCATTAACATTTGATTTATCTACCTCAGACTCAATTATTTCTAATTTTGATAATCTTTCGTTTGTACTTGACTTATCAACTTCGGATTCTAATTTGTTTACAGAAGATAATCTTTCGTTTATAATTGATTTATCCACCTCGGATTCAATTATTTCTAATTTTGATAATACCTCATTTATATTTGATTTATCAATCTCAGTTTCAAATTGAGTCACGTTTGATAATTTTATATTAATCGTAGACTTATCAACCTCTGTTTCAATGTTATCAACTGATTTTAATTTTATATTAATTGATGATTTATCAATTTCCGACTCTTCTAAAATTATTTTGCTTAAATTATTTCTGTTAACTGATTTATCAACTTCTGATTCTGATAAAATGATTTCTGATAATTTTATATTATTACTTCCAGAATCGATAGAAGCTAGATTTAAATTCACATCGTTTAATGATACGATGTTTTTAGTTGTATCTATTGGTTGATTGATTAATTCTGTTGATTTTAATACACCTGATACATTAGATTTATCTATTTCTGATAATATATAATCCGCAGATTTTAATTTTATATTTATTGACGATTTATCAATTTCTGATTCTAGTAAAGATGGTTCAGAAGTAATATTTCCATAAGATATATCTGTTGGAACCGAATAATAATCAACGCTTTTGAGAGAACCTGTATTTTTTGACGTATCTACACTAACCGGAATTAAATCCGTTGATTTAATAGAATAATATTGTGTAGCATCATTAGCTATACTTTGTTCAAAGCTTATGTTTGAAATACGTTCATTGGAAAATGAACGATCTATATTTGGATCTAAAGTATATGATACTTGATTTAATGTAACATCTAACGAACCGGTATCATTTACCTTCGCTTTTTTAATCAATCCATACGATCTTCTAAAATAGGAGACTGGTATTGATACTATCTTTTTTAGAAGACTGTTATAATATATCCTCACATATTATAAATAGGAAACTTATAACTAGATCCACTCAGATTTATAATTGCATAACCAACTTGTGCACCTGCTGTGGGACTTGATGATTGAAAGAAATCTAAACTAGCAGATACGCCCGTGAAGTTACTGTTTATTTTGTGAAAAGCTTCACGAACGGTATCTGCGTTATCAGTATTCGCTTTAGATCCCGAGTTTACTAATTGAAACATAACAATTCATATATTAGGTTGCTCTGCCCCATGTATATTTCAATACAACTTTCAATGAATAGTCTTTTGATTTTTCATTTGGTGTATTCATTACATATATATATCCATTATACTTAGCAGCATCAGTCATTTTAGATTGTTCCAATAATATACTAGTAGGACCAACCCCAATTGTCTTCCATAATGGATAATTATTTGTTGACCAATAACTTGATGAATTAATATCCTCATTATTACCTAATAAGTTATTAAATATAGCATATTTTTCTCTTGTATATGTGCCTGGTACATATGGAACTAATAAAGTTGGAACTTCAACTGAATTTACTTTACTTGATGTGTTACTCGATCTATCTACACATGAATTAAAGGCAACAGCTGAACCCGTGTGAGTTGATAAGAATACATTTGTTCCTCTTACCCAATAATTTGAAAGATGTTTAATTGTGCCAGGGAAGTTACTTGATGATATATAAGGATTCCAATCATCCCAATATGTAAATGATGATGGTATGGGTCTGTTGCCAACATAGTTTACATCAAATTCTTTTCCTTTGAAATAACTCCGTGATGGTTCATAGGCGGATGCGGTTCCTGTTCCACCTGGAACTGCATATTTTGATGGATAATATACATAGGACAAACTTCCACTAGTTTGCATAGATACATCATAAAATCCATCAGTAAATAAATTAGTATTATGTAATCTATCACTTGCAACCGGTGTATCGCCATTTGAACTTAGTGTTCCCAATTTACAATATGGTGTCCACAAATTATCTAATTTTGGAATTTTATCATCTCCAGTTGCATAGAATGCTAAATCATTATCATTTATATCAGTTGTTGGATTTGCTCGTATATCAATTTTGTCATATCTTTTATCTATAGTAAGTTGACTATTCATCCACATTGGGAAGGTGTCTCCTGCGAAATAATAAATAGAAGAACTGCCTAATGCCAATATTCCACCGTAAATCATATCTGTAGTAAAGTAATTTCTTGGCAAATATTTATTGGCATACGGAACACAGAAACTTCCACTATATTTTCCGCCTTCGATTGTTAAACTTTGAGATATGCCCGCGTCAAGTAATGGAAAAATATTTTCGTAACCAACACTATATTCTCTCAAAGGTCCGATTGCTTTAAACGGATTTTGTTCATACGATGACGTATTACCTGAAGCAGTTGGATAATAATTTACATTTGCACCATTATACCATCTATTTACGAATCCATATCCGGGACCAAAATTTAAACCACCAGGTGCAAATGCTTCGTTACAAAAACCGCCTTCATCAATTGGTATAGCCAAACCACTGCCACTATCAACACCGCACAATCCTACTTTTTGTATTGCTTCTCTATCAAGAGAACCAGATGTCCATCCAGTAAATATAGGATATGGATTTGGTATTACTCCACCTGAACTTCCTGTTGTTGGGTTTAAATTTACACGAAGTTCGTAAGCTACACGCATGAATTGACCAGCATGCAAACTCATCGTTGGTAGAAAACGAATTTTACTGAACAATTCAGTAGCAGCAGGCGATTCTTTAAATCCCACTTCGGTATAACTTGTATCTTCTTTTTCTTTATAAAAATCAAATGTTCTAAACATTCTTACGGTACTGCCTGATATTTTGTGACCGCAATTTCCTTCGCCTGGTAAATAAAATGCATGAATTTTCTTTGGTCTTTTCAACATTTTTTCAGAATAAGAAGCAGTCAAAGGATCCATATCAGTATATGGATAATCACCGATTAAACAAAACTGGAAAGTTTGTGCCCATGGCATATATGCAATTTTATCTAATCCACAGTTTAAAATGGTGTTTGGTTTCCATCCGGTCGAATATGCTTCACTAATGTTACCGTCTGCATCTGGTTCCATGATAGATGCTTTATAAAACCCTTGAACAGTTCTGTGTAATGATAGTGTCTGAGTTTTTTCGACAGTTTGATTATTTGTTGGTCTTGCTGCAAATGATTCCATGTTCATAAGAAAAATAATTTAACTATTCTATAAATATATAAGTATTTTCAATTATGTATTAAAATTTAGATTATGTTACTCATAAAGAGGGAAATATTTTCGTCCAAATCCCTCGATAGATATAGGAACCCATCCCCAGAACGTTTTGTTGTTTGGTCCTGATACATCTGGTCCTATGCCGCCACCACATAATGTTCCTATAAATGCATTTGGATTGTTAAGTTGATCTCCATTTATTCCTATATCTCCTTCTCCAATAACATATAAATTAGATACCACTGTTTTATTTTCCAAACCAGGTGTATTTAAATCTGTAACGATACCTGCAAATTTCTTTTCTGGGAAAAGTGCTGATGGAACGTTATAATATACGAATGTCAACAATATTTCTTGTCCTGACATCATTTCTAATGTTCCAATTTGTTCGATTGAACTACTTCCAAATCCAGAGGTTCCTACCCATTCTATACTTTCATATGGCATGAATGTTACTTTATTAGGAACTGATCCTGATGAAACTAATCTTACAGTAAATGAACTTTGTTCTGTAGACGAACTGATATATACATTTAAATCATTATTGGTGTGAACGTGCCAATAACCATAATTAGAAGAACATGTTATTGCTGAAGTTAATACTGGATCGGGAGGGACTGGTCTATTAAAATAAGATGAGGTAAATACCAAATTTGGATTTTGAATCCACTCGGCATCATAATCCGCATTTGTTTTTTTAGAAAGAATATATGCTTGATTTCCTCCTGCTGGTAGACCACTTGCAGCATTAAATGCATAACTAGCAGTTCCATAAAATCCTACACCTGGATTTACACTGGAAGAAAATACACTTGCACTAATATTACCGTCAACTATTATGGTATTACCTTCTTGATGCATTATACTAGAGGTAATACTGTTACTGCTACTAATTAATGCAATATAACCAGGAGTTAATGATTTTTCTAAATCCGGGCCTAATATGACTTGTCTTGCATATCCGGCATCACTACTACTCACAAAGAAATAATTGTTTTCACTGTCCCATAACAATGAACTTAATGTTCCAGAACCACTGTCATACATTTCAAATCCGGCATAACGAACGTAAGGCGTCAACGCATTTAAAGTAATAATATTGTCTGTTATAACCAAATGACTTGAAGTTATGTAAATATTACTTGAACTGAATACTGATGCGTATATACTTCCGTCTACCCTCAAATCTTTTTTTACCAATATATTACTTGCCGTCAAATTATTAAGTTCATAATTGCCTAATGAATTCAATGAATCCGCATAACTACTACTTAATGAATAACTTGAACTGATGGACGTATCGGCATGACTTGAAGATAGAGCATATGAAGAAGAATCACTAAATACTGAAAATATAGAATAACTTGATGATACCGACCAACTACTTGTAATAGGATATTGGCTTCCTGTTACTAATAAAGTTCCCGCATTTAATGCGTGCGAAGCGGTAATTGCATAACTTGCAGATGTAGCAAATGCCGAACTTATTGCAAATGGAACTTGAGTTAATCCCACTACTGTACCTGCCGCATTTGTTCCATAAACAATATTAGAACCTGATACAAACGATTCTACGAATGCGGTATTGGCTAGGTTACGTTGCGAAAATCTTGTAGATAGTGGATCTGCCATATATATTCTTTAAAATAAATATCAAATCTATTTATATTATATTAATATTTATAGTCAGTATGTCATATCCCTTAGAAAAATTAGAAAATCAAATGATAGATTTGATTGGTGAAGTCTATGCAAATAGCGGATTGGGTAAATGGTTTGGTAAAGGTGGTGTAGGTAGTAGTAGTGGAGGTGGATGGGATAGATACGATTCTTCTGGTAAAAAAGCGGGTAAATGCGGTGATGCAAAGAAAGGAAGTAGTTATAGTGCATGTTTAGGTAAGAAATACGCGGCTAGATTAAGAGCTAAAGGTGGTAGAAAGGCTATTGCAAATTGGGTAAAAAGAAAGAAATCAGCACAAAGAAAAGCTGGTAGAGGTGAGAAAGGTAGTGGTGGTAAAGGTAAAGCTCCTGTAAGAGTGAGTTATAAAGAAGAATTGAGTGAAATTTTTATTATTAATCATAAAGAAACTTTAAAAAAAGATTTAATTCAATTTTTGCAAGAAGAGTTTCAAAAAAATAATTTAAAAAGTTCTCATTCGGTATCAAGTGTTACTGATTATAAATCCGAAGATTGGATTGAAAAAATCGCAGATATTGTAATTGATAGATTAATTCAATATTTTGATATTATACGTGGTCAAACTGATAGAAATCTGAAATCAGCTGTTTCCATTACAAAGGATTAAAATTTAAGTGATAACAATAAATAATTAATTGTTTTAGTAAAAAAACTTAAATATAGATATATAAGAAATTGTTTTGTATTTATTATATGATAACATTAATAAATGATTGATATATATAAGTTATATGAGTAAATTTTATGTTATTGATACCACGGTTAATAACCAACCTTTTTTATTTGATACTGTGTTCCAATTGGTAAAACACCTTGAAGGAACAGTTCAAAGAAAATTTAAACAGTCACGTAAACAATATATGCAAAATCTAATTGATTTAGGATATGGTTATGATGACGAATCAGGTAAAGTTTTTACACAATCATTGAGTGAATATTTCAATATTGGCGTTGTAAATCAAAATAGTTACAAAAAATGTAATGTTCACGAAGTAAGTCAATATGCTAAATATAGAACTGAAATGGGTGATTGATAATGATTAATTTAGATATTAAATGGAGTGAACCATATCAGTATGAAGAAAAAGATGGAATTGTCACTTGGAGAAGACATTGGTTAATACCACCTATCTATAGAAACCAGTTTTTCCAATACTGGAAGTCCAATGGTTTTATGTTGAAATCTAAAGGTTATGGTGTTAAAAAAGAAGAAAAAGATTGGTTTTTGTTGGAGACCAAAGATTCATTGGATTCTTTCAAAAAACAAACAATAGTTTCATCTAAACCAATAAAAGAACAATCTCTTGTTCTACTTGAATTAAAAGATTCAAATGGCTTACGTCCATGGCAAGTAAATGCTGTTGCTAAACTATGTGCATCTATTAAGAAATGGGGATGTGCAATTGATGGAAGTGATGTTGGAGTAGGCAAAACATACAGTGCTTGTGGCACTGCAAGAGAATTAGATATGGATATACTAGTTGTATGTCCAAAAGCTGTAATGGAATCATGGAAAAGAGTAATCAAAAACCATTTCAAAATAAATCATAGATTAGTGGGTATTATCAACTATGAAATGTTAAGAATGGGAAAGAAAGATAGTATGATAGCTTCTTATATAAAGAGAAGAGATACTAGACGTAATGAATTTGTATGGAAAATACCCAAATCTACTCTGATTATCTGGGATGAAAGTCAAAAATTAAAAGGTGCATCCACCAAAAATAGCGAGACTTGTATTGCTGCATTAAAACAAGGATATAAAATGTTATTTTGTTCAGCAACAAATGCGACTAATCCATTGGAATTAAAGACGGTAGGTATGGCAATCAAATTGTTTGAAAATAATAAACAATATTATAATTGGTTGTATGCACATGGGGTAAGTAAAGGACGATTTGGATTACAATTTAATGGTAATAAAGACGTATTAAAGAAATTACATGAAGATATATTTGTAAATAGAGGTGTTAGATTAAGTAGAGATACCATTCCAAACTTTCCGGAGAGCCAAATTATAGCTGAATGTTATAATATGGAAGATGATGCTAAGAATAAAATCAATTGCATTTATGCAGAAATGCAATCTGAATTAAACAGATTAAAGAAAAAAATAAAAGAAAATAAAGAAAATACAAGTCAGCTTACAGCTATATTGAGAGCTAGACAAAAAGTTGAATTGGTAAAAGTTCCATTATTCATCGAAATGATTGAGGATGCAATTGAAAACGGAATGAGTGTAGTAGTATTCTGTAATTTTACAGAAACAATTGAAGCTTTGTCTGATAGATTAGGAACAAAATGCATTGTTAATGGCGATCCCAAATACCTTAAAAACAGACAACAGAATATTGATGATTTTCAAGACGACAAACAAAGAGTAATATTGGTAAATATTCAAGCCGGTGGAGCCGGATTAAACTTACATGACTTGAATGGCAAATATCCAAGATTATCAATTATATCACCTAGTTATTCGGCGGTATTAATGAGACAATCCACTGGAAGAGTGTGGCGTGATAGTGCCAAATCCAAATCAATACAAAAAATTGTGTTTGTATCTGGAACAGTTGAAGAACAAGTATGTGAAAGTGTAAAACAAAAATTGGAAAACATGGATACTCTCAATGATGGAGATCTGGAAATTAGAGGAGGAAACGATTTTTAATGAAAACAATAATGGTAAAATGTGCTAATTGGGTTGAGATTGTAAAAGTAGATGAAGCTATATTTGATGATTATTGTGCAGAAGCATGCACAAGAGTAATAGAGAAAAAATTCAAAGAAGAGTCGTGTAATGTATCAGCTTTTATTCAATGTATTGTTTTTAATAAAAACAATAAACCAGGCAAACGATTTTGTATATATAATACGTATAAAATATTAGTAAATGCAGCATTTCATAAAAAAGCTGAAGTATTAAGACATATTTTCTTAAAAGATACCAAGATAGATTTAGCGATAGAACCAATAAAAGGATAAATTGAGTATGGAACCCACATCTCATGAAATTAATATGCTTCTTGCAAAAATGCAAGAGATGCAAGATAAACTAAAAGAGTTCGAAAATTTAAAACGTGATGTAAAAGAAATAAAAGAATTAAATTCGATGGGAGAGGACATTGCGAAAGAAGTTGCGGAAGAAGTAAAAAATTTACAAGAAAACGGTATAAGTATACCACATTTAGAAAAACAAGCTGCTCCATATTTATATCCTCGTAGAGAATCCAAGGGTAGATTTACAAAACCCTTACTAGAAGCCGAAATAGTTGAAGCCTTAAACTCTACTCCCTCTGCAAGACAGGCCGCCAAAAAATTAGGTGTTCATTACGATACATACAAAAAATATGCGAGATTATATGGCGTTCACAGAACATGTCCTATAGAAATGAGAAAAAAAACAGGTAAAACCGGACCAATCACTCCATTTGGTGGAAAATATAAAATTGAAGATTTATTAAATGGAAAGCACATAAAATTTCCGGTTCACAGACTAAAAGATAAATTAATACGATCGGGAATGAAAAAAGCTGAGTGTGAAATATGTGGGTATAAAGAAAGAAGAATTACTGATGGTAAAATTCCATTATTATTAAATTTTGATGATGGTGATACTACAAACAGAACTATAGATAATTTAAAAGTATATTGTTTTAATTGCACATTCAATTGTGGAAGAGGATTTATCAAGAGAGGAACAGTTCATTATAATATGGATCCTGATGTAATGCAGGGTGCAAAAAGACCAATAAAAGCCCGACATTAAATTAATTAATACATACATCTAAATATATTTATATGATATATGAATTTTAAACATCTTATATCAGAAAAAGGCATTTTAGTTAATTTTAGTGTTGCTAAAAGAATTTCGTCTGAAAAGATAAAATCTTTAGAAACTAAAATCAAGAAAAACATGAAATTAGGAGATGATTTAGAATATCTTTTGAAACAAGAAATATCTAAACAAACTCAAAAAACGTTAAATATAAATGATGTGCCTGGATTGTTAATTAATAAAAATAATAAAAAAATAATTTCTGATTCAAAAGGAATATTTGAAAATGAATCAAAAGTAATGATGTTAAATTTATTCGGAATTGGCATTGCCAAAAAATTAATAAATCAGAAATTCAAAAAAGATGAAATTTGTTTTGTGATATTAACGATATTAGGTTCATTAGGATTGACAGATGAAGATTTCAAAATGTTTCATAAAAACAATTATTCTTCTACCCAAGATCATACTGACGAAGATGAAGAAGACGAAGAAGATGATGAAGATGATGAATTTTAAAATATGTAGATTTAATTAAACTCAATGTTATTATGGAAGAATATTTTATGGATATATTAAACATTAACGACACTTTGAAAATTATAAACGACCAAGATGAACCAAGAAAAATTGTATTTGTCACAGGCGTGAGTGGACAAGATGGCAGTTTAATGGTTGATTATTTGTTAAAAAATACAAACCATTTAATTTTCGGTGGTGCTAGACGACTTAGCATCAAAAACCATGAAAATTTAGTTCACTTGGAAAATGAGACACGTTTTAAGTTAATCAATTTTGATTTGAGTGATGCACATAGTATATCTAAAATTGTAGAAACTATTAAACCTGACTATTTTATTAATTTAGCCGCACAAACTTTTGTGGGTAGTAGTTGGGACTTTCCAGCACAAACTTGGGAGTGTAATACAACTGGTATAATTCATATTCTAGAAGCTATTAAACAACACAAACCATCATGTAGATTTTATAACGCTGGTAGCAGTGAAGAATATGGTGATGTTGCATACGCACCTCAAAACGAAAATCACCCACTTAGACCTCGTAGTCCATATGGTGCAAGTAAAGCAGCCGCTAGATTATTAGTTAAAGTGTATAGAGAAAGTTATAATCTATATGCAATTCAAGGTCTATTATTCAATCACGAAGGTATTAGAAGAGGTGAAGAATTTGTAACTCGTAAAATTACAAAAGGAGTAGCTAGAATAAAGAAAGCTATAATTGAGTGTAAATCATTTGAACCAATTGAGTTAGGTAATGTAAAAGCCAGAAGAGACTGGAGTGATGCTGAAGATTTCGTAGAAGGTATTTGGTTAATGTTAAATCAACAAAGTCCTAAAGAATATGTGTTATCTAGTAATGAAACACATACAATCTCTGAATTTGTTTTGTGTGCATTTAAAGCTGCTGGTATTGATGGCAGTTGGCATGGTGAAGCCGAATATTCAGAATTTAGCATTACTACAGAATATGCATTAAAATATGATCCATGTGCATCTGTACTTGTTAAAATCAATCCTAAATTCTACAGACCAGCGGAGGTAGAATTATTATTGGGAGATAGCACAAAAGCTAGAAATGAATTAAAATGGCAACCAAAAACATCATTTGAACAACTAGTTGAAAAGATGGTAATTCACGACATATCTTTAATAATGGACCATCCATAATAAGTTTTACATTGACCGCTTATCAAATGATATAATCCGTGTCTTTTTATATGAAAATTTTTTGACATATAATTTACGGATCCTTTTACAATCTCTCCATTCGGACTAATAAAAGTATACATTTTTCCATTTTTTGTAGTATTAGGATCTGTATCTTCTCTTACAAATCCTTGTGAATAATCGCTTATACCATATATTAAGTTCTGTATTGCCGATTTGTTTAAATTATTGATTTTACAAAATTCTTTTAATCTATCAATTATTACTATTTCTCCTGTAGTTGCATTTTTTAATTTAAATTGTTTACTTAATGATTTTGATAATTTTTCTTTGGATTCATCGTTCCATAATTTATTGTTACCACATTTACGAATATTATATCCATTTGGTATATATGAATTTAATTCATTTGCATAAATTTCTTCTAATTCATTCAATTTTTCAATTGAATTTATATTATTTTTTAATATTTCAAATTCAAAATTATCTAATCCATATTTTTCAACCGAATGTTTTAAATATGGATTGTGACTATTTTTCCACCAATTCAATGAGTATCTTACTTTTAAACTAAGGGTAGTTTGTCCCACATATTTTTTGTTATTAATTTTATTAGTAATGCTATATATAATTCCGTCCATATTTTTAACTAGTTATTAGTTATAAATATGTAAAATTAAAAAAATAAATTACTTTATTATATAAAAATAATAGATAGTTATAGATATGGGTGAATCTTATACATTATATAACGAAACAGTAATGGATCATTTTACAAATCCTCGTAACATGGGCGATATAAAAGATGCGGATGGTATAGGTGAGGTAGGAGCTGCCGCTT